GGCCTGTGACACCAGTTGGGCCTTGGATATTTCCTACATCCTGCCACTCACTTTCGGCAACGCTCCAAACATATAAATCACCAGCGCCGACGATATAAGCATCGCCTTGATTGCCAGTTGGATGAGCCGCTTCAAGAGCAGCAAGAGTTGCAAACGAACCAAGGATTTGGATACCTTCACCTTGCGGACCTGTTGCACCTGTCGGCCCAGTTGCACCTGTTGGTCCTGTTGAACCAGTTGAACCTGTGGCACCGCTTGCGCCAATATTTCCTTGTGAACCTGTAGCACCTATCGGTCCTGTTGCACCTGTTGGTCCTACTGAACCTGTTGCTCCAGTATCGCCTTGAGGACCAGTTGCGCCAACATTTCCTTGAGAACCTGTAGCACCTGTAGCGCCGACAACTCCTTGAATACCTTGAATGCCTTGAATACCTTGAGCGCCAGTTGAACCTGTGGGACCTGTTACACCGACAGGACCTGTCGCGCCAGTAGCGCCTGTCGAACCTGTTGCACCAGTAGCGCCTGTAGCACCAGTTGCTCCAGTTGTTCCAACACCCGTTGGACCTGTCGCACCAGCAGGACCTGTGGCACCTGTCGGTCCAACTGGACCAGCAACGCCAACATCGCTTACAACAACGGTGTTTGTATCTTCATTGATGACAACTGTATTAGACACGGGTTACCTCGCCTGCAACTGTAATTTGACCTTGAATAAGTCTTGTAACGACCCCACCTGATGAAATTTCTAAATCATAAACATAAAAGCCTGCATCAAGAGCGGCAGTCTGCACTGCTGTTGCTGACAAAACTAATTTACCTTGTGCGCCAGTGATAACAATGCCACCATTTGATGTGTTTAATGTTAAAGCAGCAGTGTCAGAATTATAGTTCTGACGTAATTGCATTGCTGCTGTATAGCCAGTTAGATTTATGACAGTTCCAGTAGAATCTTTATAGATAACATTCAAATCCCAATTAGAACCTTGGTCTATTGTAAAATTGTAAATACCAGCAGTCATTACTTCTCCGTTGCCCACACTAGGAATCCGCCAATTGCCATTAACGCCAGCGGAAGTGAAATCATTGCAACCCCGACGGTAAAGAGCGCAACGCCAAGAACTTCAGCGGCGATTGCCCAATCTATTTTTTTCATTGTTACTCCTTACAGGTTTAGTGAAAAGAATTTTGGAACTGGCGCCTTTGCTTCAGGGGCGCTAGTGGCGCGGTCATAGCCAAAGATGCTGGCAACGGCTGCGTCAATCTTGCGTTTGCTATTTGATTTGCTAACCATTACACCGCGTGAAGATTGCTTTGTCACGCAGTTATTCATATGACGTGCCAAGCGTTCATCGCCATCGTGAGTAAATGATTGGTTCACAACGCCTTCATAAAACTTCTGTGTTGCTGGCACCATACGTTCGGCGCTATTTGGATATGAGACTACTGGCAGTCCTTCTTCATCGAGGACCATAAAGGTTCGCTGCCAACGGGCAGGGTCGAAAACAATTTCTCGCACATTGAAACGGCTATCGCGTGTAGTGTTGATAATGGTTTGTTCGACTTCTGCAACTGGAACGTGCCAAGTGTTGTCTGCATCGCTTGGCCTTTCCCATAATCCAACAACCATCAAATGTGGTTTTTCTCCACCAAGTAACCAAGCAACCAAAGCAGTTGAGTCGTTAGAGAACGCACCATCAAATGCCAAGATAACTTCTTCGCCTGGCTCTGGCTCACGTTCTTTATCAATCAATGCTTCCCAGGTTCCAGAAGGAAGCCAGGCAGTCTGAGTAGATGTCCAGATGTTCAACCTTTTGGTTTTGAATTCTGCTTCTGGCGTCCTCAACACTGCACTGGCAAAGTCATCGGCGGCACATATGTCGCCATAACCTGGGTTTGCAATTAGCCAGGCTTCTTCAGTTCTAAAATCAATTAAATCATTACCTTCATACCAAGCAAAGAAAAATGATGGGTCATTTACTTCACCACTTACAATTCGTTTTCCATAATTGTAAAGGTTATAGCAAAGTGAATCTTTACCGCTTGAATCTACTTTAACACCAGCAGTAGTAATTGCAACCAACATCGGGTCTTGTCTTGCGCCCATTGCTAGTGACATTACATCAAAGAGTTCACGATTTGGTTGTGCGTGTAATTCGTCAAAGGCTACAAAGGTTGGCGATAGACCTTCTTTGGTAAATGCTTCAGCCGATAGCGCTCGATAACTTGTGCCATTTTTTGGATTGTAAATGGCATCGCGATAGACTTGCAAGAATTGCAATTCAGGTTCTAATCGAATCATCTCTTTGACAGTTCCAAATACAATCTTGGCTTGGTCACGGTCAGCAGCGCAAGAATAAATCTCGCCACCTTGTGGTCCAAGAACTAGATGCTCTAATGCAATAGATGATAACCAGGCTGATTTACCTTGCTTGCGGGGAAGGCCAATCAAGGCAATCTTATGTTTTAACTTGCCATTATCTTTAACAGCAAATAGATTGCGAGTTAATTCCTTTTGCCAATCGCGGAATATCAATGGCTCGCCAGAATTACCTGCAACTGAATCTTTAGTTATCTTGCAAAGTGCTTCGGCGAAGTCAATGACATCATCACCGCGAGAGCCTTGATATTCGTCGGGCGACACTGCCGAGATGTATTTCGGTGGCCATCCCCCAATGGCTGTCATTACTTATCCCGTTTATTTCTTCGCGCTAACAATTCATCTAAGGCTGATGCCTTTTGAACTTCAGCAACACCAAGGCGTGAACGTGATGTCGGGTCAAAGCCTAAAGCCGCTAATGATTCACGAAAGGCTTTATTGACTGCTGTGAATGCGCGTGCATCTGCTGCTTCAAGTGTTGCCATAAATTTATTTTGAGCAGCGACGTTTGCATCAGCCAATCTGCACGCTGCTTCAACTGCTTGCATATCTGAATCAGGTGAGAGCCAAGTGATTGCGTGCGCCCAAGCGCGTTCCCATAATCTTGCGCCTTCTGCTTGAAGGTACGCAGGAGTTGGTGGGACTTCGCGTGCCATCGCAAGCGGCGTCACCGACGCCAACGCAGGCAAAGGCCGCTGGCCTGGGTTGCCAGTTGCTCTTTTAATTTCGTTTGGTTTCGGTGGTCTGCCCGCTGTCATTTTTTCCTTTTCAAATAAAAAATAAAATAAAACTGAGTTTCATAATTTCGCAGAGATGTACGAAGCCAGGGCGTCGGGGTGGATACACGCTCAAGCCTATGAGGATTTTAGGCGTACGGGAAGATGCCACGGGGGGGTGTTCTATCTATCGCCTTTTTCGCTATTGCATTTTCTGCACAACACTTGCAGGTTCGAAATTTCATAACGCAACGATGGGTCCAGGTCCACCAGTGGAATAATGTGGTCAACTGTTAAGTCTTTTGTTACTCCACATTGTTTGCACCAAGGATGAATGGCACGAAGTTGTTTAGATAACTTTCGCCATTTGTAATCATAACCTTTATCTAACCTTGAGGGTCTGCCCCTCTCCTTAATTCGTTTGCATTGTAAACATCTAACATCACGAACAACAGTTCCGCAATCAACGCAAGGTCTAGGAAGCATCATCGTGTTTAACAAGATATTCAATCGCCATTGCAAGATGTGATTGGCTATCCTTAAAGAATCCTAAACCTGAATTACATCTCCAACATAACAATCCACGAATCTTTAATGTTTCGTGATTGTGGTCAATGATTAACTTCTTACCAATTTCTTGAGCAGTGATGCCACATATTGCACACGCATTGTTCTGTTCATCGAGCAATGTTTCGTAATCTTCACGATTACCATTGCGAACAACCTTCCGATGAATCTGCCGACACGTTCTGCATATGTTGTGTCTTCTGTTTTCATTTATATTTGTGAATCTAAAATTATCTAATGAGAGAACTCTAAGACATTTACGGCATTGCTTAGTGTCCTCATTCGATGTCCTCATCTTCTTCATCATCCATTTCCAAACCGAGTGAAGCCATTCGGTCACTGATAGGTAATGACATATACATCGTCAATGTGGATTGAACTGCTCTTGAGAGCAGAGTTTCGATTGCATCAAAGGGCAATGATTCATCCGTTGATAATTCTGTCTCAACTTCGCCAATACTAATTTGAATGTTTAGCATCCTTTGATTTCCAATCGTGTGTCTAGTAGTTCATCTATGAACTGCTCAACAATCTCACGTTGTTCGCTGGAGAAGTCTGACTTGTTGCGAGTAACCGCTGCGTGGAACAGGGCCTCATCTATCTCTTTAATTTGACTGGAGATAGCAGAATCTGATAACGATAGTGTACCAGGTTCTTTTGACAACATTTGTCAAATCTTCTTAGCATCAATGATGGCCGAGAGGTCATACATCTTGCCACGTCGTTCGATGTTGAATTTCTTAATGATTCGATAGATTTCTCTTTGGGTCATCTGTAACCAAAGGGCAATGGCTTCTACATCTAGGAAGAACTTCCTATTTGGATTACTCATTGCCAGCGCCACCAATCTTAAGACAGTCCAACTTTGTTTGCATCCAAAGCAAGTTACATCAGTGTTTAAGTTCTCCACATCAATGACTACAAACTTTTTGCAATCATCAGTCGGACAAGGTATTCGCCTGACTTGTTCTTTGAATTGCTTTGCGGCTGCCCGACCCTTTGCGTGCAACCCCAAAACTTCCCCTACGAATTCTAAGGCCCAGACCTGCGACATTGACCATTCCAGATGGGTCAGATGAAAGTCACAAGTTGCCTGGACTTCAGCCTCAATAGTTGGTTCGCGTGGCACCAGCGCGGGCGGGGTCAGGCGCCTATCCTCACGGATGACCTTCTCCCAGGAATGAAAGATGCTTAGTAAGTCATTTGCCATAACAAAGTCCAGGGCATTGACGTTTATCCCAATCGAGCGTTCGGCGCTGACAATGCCACTGCCCGTGCGTCCTGGTTGCAGGAAGAAGCCTGCTTGCCAATGAAGTTCAGGTAACTCTGCTAGTGCAGCCCTTACCCGCGCCATACATCTGATGCAGGCTGCCTTATCCTTAGAGTGACGATTGCAGATGACACATTGCATTAGAACGGAACTCCTTCTGATTGGCTTCTGGCTTTGATTGGTTCTGCCCAGTAATTAGGGGCGCTCTCTATCGTCTCAAACAAACTCATATTAGAACAATGATGCTCTGCCAGAACCACACGGTCTTTCCCTGGGGCAGCCCATCTAATTCGATTAACCGACCTTTCAACCACTTCAAATGAGACTCTGGTTCTATGTGCCTCAAATGTCTGAAGCCCTGAAATCTTCTTGATGATTTCTTCCTCAATGGTCAGCCGCTCCTTACCCAAGACTTTGGCAAAGCCTGCCCAAGAGATACCTGACCAGACAACGGCGGCGCAACGATTACATATGATGGGTTTGAAATCTCCAGTCATATTACAAACCTTCCCGCCGCTGAACCGAACCGAACCTGAACCCCTCTAAAGAGGGGGTTCAGAGGTTCGGTTATTCGGTGCTTTTGCCAGTTTTTATAGGTTCGGTCAGGTTCGGTTAGGTTCGGTTGGTTATTCATCAGGATTCCAAGCATTAACATCATTTGCAAGAAAAACAGATTTATGACAAAACAGATTCTTTTGTCCAGCCTGACGGACACCAACACTTCCTTTGGCAACAAGATAATCAAGAGCGGTCTTTACCATATCGCTACCCATCCCATTGCCTTCCTCACGAAGTTTGCGTTTGATGTCATTAAAGTTCATCTCATATCCGTGGCGTTCTAAGAACTGACTGACCTGCTCCATCCTTTGTTCATTACTTGATAAAATCACCGTTCCACCTGAGATGGAAACTGTAATGCCACCATCGGCGACAGAGCGCAGATTCACAATGCCAAGGGTCTTGGCGTCGGGGCAGATGGCACGGACAAAGCCAGGTCTATCTTTAGTGACGGTCAAGGACAAGGCGCCGTCAATGCCACGGCCAAATGGCTGTTCGACGCTGACGCTGACAGCGACCCCATCAATATCTGCTCTCTTGGCTTGCGCCCCAATGGCGTAATTGCCGCGAGTATCTTTGCTCTTAGTAACGTGGTCAATGGTCAAGATGCCAGAGCCAAAGGTTCTAAGTGGTCTAAGGATTGTCTGGCTGAAATGAGTTGCATCTTTGTTCTTCTCTAAATCTAGCCCCATTAGATTCATTGCTGCATTGACACCATCAACAACAATAAGAGATGGCTTAAATTCAGCCAAGGATGCCATTAGCGCTTCTGATACCGCTGGTGTGTGGGGAGAATCTGGGTTTGCATAAAGGAATGCCTTAAATCGCTCTGTAGGCGTTTTCAGGGTCTTTAATCGGTTAAGGATGCCGCGAGCGCTATCTTCAAAGTCAATATAAAAGACTGTGTTGCCAGCGACTAACTCTTGTCTTACTGCCTCTAGCGCAACCCAAGTCTTTCCTGATTCTGATTCACCAAAGATGGCGTTGATTTTGCCAGGATAGAGAATGAAGTTGCCATCTTCTCTTTTAAGCATCGTTGGTTGGACATCGGCTTCAAGTTCATAATCACCGATTTCCTTTGGTATCCAAGATGAATCAGCAATGACATTGCCTTCTTCATCGTGCATCTGGACCCCTGATGGGTTGTAATCAGGCAGATTCAAGGCTTGCAATTCTTTAGATTCACCATAACCTAATTGACGAAGGGCTTTGGCTGCTGCCTTGAAATCACCTTGATGTTCAATCAGGGCGTAGGCAGCAAACTTTGAATATGAAGTCTCTGATTCAAATACTGATGATGTTGTAAAACAATAGAACTTGTCGGTGCCAGCGTGATTGGTGGTGGCACTGACCCCTTCGCTCTTACCTGGTCTGCGCCAGGCGGTGACACCATCGCGGGTGGTATAGACCTTGGTCCAACCTAATGGTTCCAAAATTTGTGGCCAGGAGACTTTGCGATTGTAGTCATCACCTGGTGTCAGTGGTCCTTCTGGTTTTGTCTTGATTTCTTCTGCGATGTATTCGGCTTTTGGAATCTCATCAAACATTGCAAATAAGTGATGAAGAGCGTCGCGTTCTTCCCTAGTGATGGTGGGGATGGACGCAGGCCCGCCGATAAGCATTGTCCACGCTCCGCCTGACGGATGGCAGGAGCCATTCGTCGGAGCCACAATCACAAAGCCGCCTTCGCCTCTTGTTTCGGCTAAGACATCAATGTTGCCGTTTTCTCCAGGGCGCCTGGCAAGTTTAGTATTGCCTGGAACTTCGCCATCAATGCGATAAAGCCAGTGAATACCGCCAGATGGTGTTGTCTCCACATATCCTGCATTTAATTTGTTCCATAAGTATTCAAGGCCAGAGTTCTTTGCAATCTCTGCAATATCTAAATGCATCTTGGCTGCTACTGCTCTGCCTTCAAGTTCTAACATCTCTAAGTTGCCAGAGACTTTCCCGCAAATGACACCGACACCCTGCGCATCTGAAAACCAACGCATCAACTCATCGGTTGTTGGTCTGCGCTCTTGATATTGCTTCCAAGTATCAAGTCCTGGCCTCTTGCTTCCATCCGTTGCAACTGGCACTACTGAAATGCCAGTGTTGGCAAGTTGTAGCGCTCTAAGCAAGATGTCAGATTTCATATTGACCACCATCCCCGAATCGTTCCCCCTAGTGGGCAGATATTCCAATCTGCCTTTCCGTCTCTAATCCATTGCCTATGAAGTTCTATTTGAAACTCAAAATCCGTTTCGTGGGTATCTCTCCCACAATCAGGACATATTGCAACTCCGATGATTTGAAAGATATGGCGACAAGGCTTCTCTTCCTTCAACTGTTGACGGGTCATTGTTACTCCATATCGGCCAAAGGCCCATTGATTTGTCATAATCTTCGCCAAAAGTGTTGGCTTCAACAATAATTCTGTTGGGTGGTGCCCAATAAAAAGGCTTTCTAGTTAAATCAACCCTGCGCCATTGTCCGACTTCAATTTCTTGATTTGCCTCTAAGTCAAGCCAAGGATGAATGCTAATCAAGGCAAATTTAGAACCACTTGCTTTGATGTTATCAAGCGCCTTATTTATTTGAAGCAAAGGCAAATGAATAAAACAATCGCGCACAATAATTAAATCAACCTGTGGCAATTTATCCTTGCAAATATCAATAACTCTAAATTGAACGGTTTTACTTCCAAATTTATCTTGATTTTGGGCAATTAAAGGTTCAACTATATCTCCACCAATGTAAGTGATACCCGACAAATTCACATCGCGCATCCAATTCCAATCACCACAAGGCACATCAAGAATACTTTTTATCTGATAAAACTTAAGCAACGCTTCAAGTTCTTTAATCAAAAAACGAGTTTGTGACCTATCACTACCTGGACCTGAAAGAGATTCGCTACCTTGCCAAAAGTTAGTTTTGTAATAATTAGTAAAAAGTTCTTGGCTCATTACCTGTTCCTTTCTTTATAGTGATGGCTTGCGTGGAACTGGTGGAATCGAACCACCACACATCTTTGACCCCGATGACGTGTCCCCCAGGCGTTCCGTCTTGGTTGGAAACGGAAGGGAAACCAACCAAGATTCTATTTATACTGGCTTTGCTCCTAGTTGCCCAAGTAGCGCTAGAACTTCTGGCGATAGATTGTTTGGGTCAACAGGCGCAGGCGAAGGCGTTGCCTCTGGCTTTGCTCCCGCACTGCCAAGATAGGCATTTGCCTTTGCTAATGCTGCTGCATCACCTGTGGCATCAATGAGAATCCACGGTGCAGACTTGCCAGGCTTGGCAGTTCCCTGTCCGATACGGGCAAGAACCTTCTGACCTGTTTTACTCTTGAGAGCATTGCGTAGTGCGACATTGAACCAAAGAAGCGATGAATGCTCCTTGTTGGTATCAAGGTCAATGATGTTCACTTCGATTGCTTCTGCTTCTCCGTGAACGGTTGGGATACCTGTCTTGTATTCCATAGGTGAGATGATAAGCAAGTGATTCGCTAGGTCAGCGACTTTTACGATGTCACTTGTGTTGTTACTTGGTGCGACGAAGGCCATTCCCCCGACTCCATTTCTGTTAGTTGTTTTCTCTAACTCTATTCATTGCATCTTCTTCGTTGTTTTTTACAACGTCGTTGATTGTGGGTTCATTCTCAAATACTGCGATGTAATCTTCTGGCAACTCATCTTCTGTTACTAACAGACAGATATAGGCATCACCACGGATGCCAAGGCATCTTGCAACTAAGCGCAAAACTAAGGCTTGAAATCTATTCATTGAAGAGATTATCAATTTAGGCTTGGGTGTCACCGTTGCATCCTTTCGCTAAATCTTTGCTAAATGGTATGAAGTATGGACACCAATTACAGTTCCGCGATGGCGCTGCTGGTATCACATTGAGCATTGTTGGATTGGCTTCTACATCTACCGTTGAAAGTAACGTGTAAAGGTCATCAATGCGTGACAGGGCTTTCAATGCAACGCTCTCATCATAATCAAAGAGTTCGCAGTGCATATCTTCTAAAGCCCCTGATGTTGGCAGATAGACCAGACCGACCTTGTTGACGGTAGCACCTGATTGCGCTTTACCGTAACCATAAAGTTGAATCTGCACCTGCTGCTGAATCGTCGCACCTTCACTGCGACGCTCTTTCAACTGATTAAATCCGACAGTTTTCCAATCCAGGACAATGCCACGGATGCTGTCAAATAAGTCAACAGTTCCCGACAAGTTGGAACGAATCACAATTCGCTGCTCAACTTCGTAGCCTTCGATTTTGCCAAAGACTTCAGCCAAGTATGCGTGAATTGCAATGCCGACTTGGGCTGCCCAAGAGGAAGAGCCGCTTTCATTTGGCTTCTCCCAATCAAGCAGTTTGTAAGCCAACCTGCGTGAACATTCGTGTCCAATCTCTGAAGGACCGATGGCAATTTGCTTGCTTCTCGGCGACCAGGTTCCAGCCTGCACAATCAATTCTTTCAATTGTTGCGCAACTTGTTGGCCTGGTGAAGATATTGATGCAAAGGTCATTCGTCATCCTCATCTTCCCAGATTTCTTCATCTGGAATTGACGGTGTGATTGGACTTATCCAAGGATTGTTGATGCTCATTAATTATCAATCAAAGAGAATCTGCGAGTTTGTTGAATTACTTCAAGCATCTCGATAACTTGTGGTGGCAAGATTTCTCTAGCGCGTTTGGTATCAAAGCGCTTAGATTCAATCTGGGTCCATCGGATGACGGTTTGCCCATTGTGAACCGCTTCCTCGCAATCGCCCAGAGCAGTCTCCAGGCGAGAGCGAGCAATATCGGCAACTTCTTGCCATTCTTTAATCTTGGCCAAGGCTTCTCGGTATTGCTTTAGCCATTGAGCAGTGTTGTCATCTAAGACAACAACACCTTTTTCTATTTGCATTGACATAGTTACCCCCTAGTCATTTTTTAGTACCAATTATGGCGCTGGAAGTGAATCCAGGCATTGCACGGCGTTAAATGCCGACGATGGATATACGCCAAGGTTGCTACAGTTTGAGCGACACCAGCCTCGGAATGTTTCATCCCAAGACCCTTATATGTTCCGCGAAGCAACTGCCCAATTCCACGGGCGCTGCTCTTAGGATTCTTGGCCTTGGGATTCCAAGCGGATTCCTTACCGACCAATTTTGTGAAGCAGGCGAACTGCTTCTTTGTTAGCAATTCCCGCGCTATCTCCTTCGGATTGACCTGCATTAGTGCTGGTCTTTCCTTGTAGATGACGGTGGCGGGTATCGCTGGCTGTGGTGCAAAAGCAGCGTTGACCAATAGTGATGTCATTGCTGAAACCCCGATGATAATGGCGATTCCCCGCCACGTTTTTCGTCTGTTAGTTGTGATTGGATTTCTCCTTCCAATTTCACACCAGCACGCTTGAGAACAGTCGTTACATACGAATGCTCAAGATGAAGTGCTGCTGCGATTTCTTTTGGTGTGCAACCCGACCCGAACATCACACGGACCTTTTCCGCATAGTTGGCGCGTGGAGCATTCGCATAACGTGCGTTAAGCATTCGCTTGCGTTGCTCTGGCGTGAAACCCGCCCATATTCCATAGGGGATTTCGTTGTCGAGTGCATAGTCCAAGCACTCCTTTCGTTCGATACAGCCATCACACATCTTGCGGATGGCAGGGAGCGACGTTCGCTCTTGTGCGCGTGATTCTGGAAAGAAGATATTTGCATCTTCAATCTCTTTGCATTTGGCTCTTGGCAGGTTGGGGATGATGGGAATGAATTCAAAAAAATTCACAACCTCTCCTTCAGCCAGGAATCCAAATCCTGAACCACGAAAGCCTTCTCGATGGAAGAATTCCTGCGCTTGATGATTACAAACGCAGGTGGCGTCTCATCTAAATTACGCGCTTTGGCGTAGTTCTTAGATTCAACAACCGCTTCTTCCCAGAAGGCAGGTAAAGAAATGGATTTGCGGTTCTTCAACTCAAGGATATGAGTCTTGCCCGCGATGATGGCAACAATGTCGCCTTCATCCTTCTGACCCGAAAGTCGCAAACGCTCTGCATTGATACCGTGAGAACGCAACCACTTGAGAACTCCCAGTTCGAAAGCAGCACCTTTACGACCATTCGGGTTGGCCATTACTTTACCAACTCTAGTTTTGCGGGCTTCTTGTTCATCGCCCGATATTCTTTCACAATCATAATGAGTTGCTCCGCCAGGGTCAGTGCCTCTGCCTCTGTCAATTTTGCAATCTTGCAAATGACATCGGGCATTCCAGCACGGACTTTATCAAGGCGACTTGCAGCATCTAAATGCTTGAGAGCATCAACACTGGCAAATTCTTTAAGTCCTGCAAGGTCAATTAGATTCACCTGGTCAGTGACATCTTCCAGCAGGTCTAGGTTGGCATCGCGCTCTTCAAGGTAGATGGCAAATTCCCCATCCCCTGTGGCGTGGACGCTAAAGAGTGGCTCTCTATGTCTCATTTGCGCTCCAATGCCTGCTGCATCTTCTTCTGGCTAGAATCCCATTCCTGGGCCTGCTTGATGGCCTCATCTAACGGGCTGGCGTCGTATCGTAGAACGGCCAGGATAACCCCTAGAATCCCCGCTAAAGCCCCAATAATGATTATCTGGTCCATATGGACCCCCTTTCGTTTGGCCTAAGTATGGCCTACGCACCTGACACCCTATGGCCGACACGCCGATAAGGTCAATCTTGGGTTGTATTGACGATGTATGGACAATGTGCTTTAATTATCTCATTGGGGCGAAAGGTAGTAGTTCCAAGAAACGGAAGATGACAATGACAACAGTAGAAACAGCAAAAGCAATCCGCGCAGAACTTAAGGCAAAGTTTCCAACCTACAAGTTCTCAGTTCGTAAGTCTTATTGTGGAGTTATCAATATCGAATACAACGGCGCACCTGAGATTCGCGCAGAACTTGATTCAATTGCTAACTCTTACAAAGGTTGGAGCGAATTCAACACCGATTATGTTTGGGTAAATGCTTATGGAAAGGCGGTTGCATAATGCTCGACCTACTCTTTGGAATGCACCTTGGCGGTTGGAAAGCGTATGTTCAGTTTTGGTTCTGGACAGGCCTTGCTTTGATTATCGTTCTACGCTGGATGAAAAGGAATATGCGATGAGCGCAATGGGCAATTACTACTTAACACTGCAAACCGATGCAATTGATTATCTTGCCGAGCAAGGCATTGATAAAGAATTACTTTGGGATGTTTCAGAAGATAGTTACCACTTTGTTGTGGCTCTTGCTGAGATGCACCGCAACGATGTCAGTATTGATACCATCAAGCGCATTATGAGCGAGGCGCATCTATGAGCGCAATGAAGAATCTATTTATCGAACTGACAACAGCGATGGAACACACTGCTAAAAAACTTACAGAAGCAACCGAGTCAGGCGATGCCGACATTATGGAAGCGACTTGCAATGTATCAATTGAATTCTTGCAAATCTGCGCCAATGCTTTTGCCCAGGTTCGCGAAGGGTCCAGCAATGGAAATTAGAAGATGCCCTAAATGCCATCAGATTGACTGGCAGCAAGGTTTTCACATCCCGTGCAACTGTAACCGAAAGGAGAAGAAATGAAGAAGATTCGTTCCGTCCGCGTCAGCGATTCGCTCTGGCAGAAGGTAAAAGCCAAAGCCAAGGGAGAAGATAAAACTGTCAGTGAAGTAATTACTAACGCGCTGCGAGACTATGTAAAACCTTAGAAATAAAAGAAAAATCCCCTACACAGGAAAGGTGTCTGTGTAGGGGTTTTTCCTATCGCTAGGGGTAAAAACTATTGTTTATCTTGATTGCGTTTTATCTCGGCAAGTTCGGCGGCAATACTTGCATATGCTGCCAAATCCACGAAAGTGTCATCTTTTGAGTATTCAAAGTTTTGTTGCAGTCTGGCAATCTTCACCAGCGCCATACATATTGCAACCTGCATTGGCGATACTTCTGTCCCAAGGTATGCAGACCACAAGACTGCAATTCTTCTATGGTTCTCATAAGGTGAGCCATAATCTTCTTGACGGTCACCATACATTAGCCCTTCGGCTGCTGCTAAGATTTCTTTGCGCTTCATATTCCCCCCTTGATAGGTTGCGAAAGTTAGCACACCTTTAGACTAATCTGAAGCCTATGGCAAACATTGCAATGCTCTGGTTCGGCAATCCTATGACTGGCATCCAGCGCCTGTCTATACGCTCATTTCTCAACCACGGCCACAACGTGACAATTTTCACCTATGGCACCATTGAGGCACCTGATGGTGTTCTCTTTAGGGATGCGGGGGAATTCGTTGCCGAAGATAAACTTTTTTTAAGTCACGACAGTTATGCCGCTTTCAGCGACATCTTTCGTTATCGCTTACTTGCCAAAGAAGATTTTATTTGGGCAGATGCCGATACGATATGTCTCAAGCCTGATTGGAACTTTGGCGATTATATCTTGAGTTTTCAAGAGCCATATAAGGTCACAAATAATGTTCTAGCCTATCCAGCCAATTCAAGCCTTGCTCAATTTCTAAAGCAAGAAGCAATCTATGAAGAGAACAAAGCGTATGACAATCTTGGGCCAGTTTTGCTCACTAGGATGATTGCAGAGTTAGGTCTTGGAGCATACGTTCTACCGCAAAAAACTTTCAATCCTTTGCATTGGACTGAGTACTCTGCGCCTTATGATGCAGGAATGACCGAAGAAGTTTTAAGCAAGTGCAAAGACTCCCACGCTATTTCTTTATCTAATTATCTATTAAAGTTTTACGGCTTTGACCGCGACAACTTCCCCGTCGGTAGCGCCATCGCCTACTGGAATCAACTGTTCAAATAATGAAATCTTGGTAATTCATCAGAGTTTTGCAAATGTCTGAGATACCAATAGTTTGAGTCACAATTGATGGATGAGCCATATAGGTCTTGATATTTGGGTGCATTAGGCCATACATCACATCAATTGGTTGGCTTTCATTAAGACTGCAAGCAATCAAGTCATCAAAGATTTCAGCCTTAGCGCCGTAAGCGTGAGTTGTAATGTTTCCGTGAGTCAGTCGCAACTCTTTAATGCCAACATCAATGATGGAGTAAGGCCAAGAGCCTAGATAAAGCATTTGCCAGTCATCAGGCAAAACTTGGGTTATGCGTTCAAAGGCTTGATTAAAATTAGGTTTGAATTCAGCATCATCTTCAAAAATAAATAAACGCTTAACGCCGTCAGCCTTGGCATCGACCAAGGCATTGTGATGGCTACGCGAACACGCTTTCGCCCCGTCAATGCCTAAAACCTGGGCATCAATTGCGCTATATCTAACGAAATCAATACCCAGGTCATTTACTTGACTTTCAAATTGTCTTAAACGGTCTATTCGACGGTCTAAGTTAATAACTACGATGCGGTCAAAGTAGTTATTGATGTGCATTAGTACTCTAAATCTTCTAACTCGGTGTAAAGCGCTTCTTCAGTTTTCTTATCCTCAACACGTTGAGCATACTCACCAAGACCAAGAGCAGATAAAACAAATGCAACTGCTGCCTCGGTTGGCATCTCTGGTGACAATGCTGCAACCAATAGAGCAACTGTTGATGAGACAAAGGCTGCGATACGGGCAGGGTTTTTGTGAGCAAATGATTTTAACTTTTCCATTCTTACTCCTTGAACTTAGGTCTGCCAAATCCCACGATTGAGACTGGCTCCTGACGCTTCAACTTGAAGCGACGGGTTTTCTTATATGTGCGGGTCTTAAAGACAACCATACCGCCATTTCGCTGGTCGCCTTTCAAATCTCCTGAAGTATTGCCTTCAATTGTATGGACGATGCCCTTGCGAGCCTCTACGCCGATGACGATGCCGATATGACTAATTTTTTCAACGCCATCGCCTGGGAAGTCAAAGAAGGCAAGGTCGCCTGGCTCTGGCTTGGCGGTGGCGGCGTCTTGCCATTGCTTGCGCGATTGGAATGCCTGCGCCCCTGCCGATGTCAATATGACATTGGGGATAACTAGGCCGACCTTCTTGGCGCACCACATAATGAAACTGCCACACCAAGGCAGGTAGTTAGCGCCCATTGCTTTGCCAAATTTTGTTTGATTGTCTTTGGGTCCTTCAACATAGCCAACTTCGGCCCACGCTACTTGAATGAATCTATCGCGTTGATTCACTTGCGAGTGCGCTTTTGCTTTGTTAACAATAAACCATAAATCTCATCAACGCGCTCTTCTAGGCGGTTAACTTGGTCCTTAATACTTGAACCAGAATTGGGCTTCAGTTCTGCCAAATAATGTTGCACTAACCATTTAACTATGTAAGCAAAAGAGCCAACAAGGGTGCTAACGGCGACGGCGATGGTTGCAATGTCTGCTGGTGTCATCAGTGTTTTTCTCCTTCAGCAAGACGCCGATTTCTTCAAAGGCGTCTATATGGTCATCAATCGTTCTATGTATCGGAAAGATTTGGGTTACTGAGTCCATTTTCCAACTTCTTTATCTTGGCAACTAGGATGGCATTTTCTTGTGCCATTACCCCTATTTGCTGACG